CATCTAGCGTAAAATTGACATAAAAATCCATACGCTGGAGATACTGATTGATGAGCTGGTTCATCGCTGGGAGATAGGTCTTGATGATCCTAGTCTTGATCCCGTTGTCTTTGAGCAACTGCGATGCCACTAACAGTGTATCACGGTCTTTCTTGTTCTCTGCTAGGGTGCCACCCAATTCTTTTTTATTCTTAACAAGACCCTCAAGCTTCACAAACTCTGCTTTCTTGTCTGGGTTGCTACCTTCTAGTTCTTTGATCTCTTGTTCGATCTCTGAAATAGTTTTACGGATAGAAGTGATCTGAAAATTCGACTGACCAATCGAAGCATTCAGCTTCATGACCGTATCAGATAATTTAGTAAACTTATGCTGACGTTCTTCTTCTTTTCCTATCTCTAAAAGAAGATCTTCGACGCCAGTATTCATTTTATTTAACTCACTGGCACCCTCGTTTATCTTTTCTTGTCTAAAATCTTCATCTAACTCCTGAGTACAGGTAGGACAGACGTGATTATCAGCAAAGAAATCGTGTTCTTTCTGGCAGTTATTTAACTTAGATTGGATCTTTAAAAGAAAAGTGTTTAACTTCTTCAACTTAGAAGCACTATTTGACACCTCTTTCATTTCTTCAGAATTTTTTTCGACTTCTAAAGACAGACGCGCAATCTCTTGGTGGTTTTCGTTTTCGTTCTGTAACAATTCAGAGATTTTGTTTTCTTTACGAACGATCTCTTCCTTGGTTTTCTTCTCCATCTCAAGCATGTACTTCTTCTGGAGATCAATCTTCTCTTCTAGAAGATGAACTTCGTAATCAAGCTTCTTGATCTCTTCGTTGTTCTCCCTGACCTTATCCTTGAGTAGAACATTCATTGTAGAGAACACTTGAATGTCAAGAATGTCTTCAATAATCTCACGACGTTGTGCTAGTGGCAGACGCATGAACGGCACAAATGTGGAGGATCCCAGCACCACAATTTGTGTGAATGACTTGTAGTTCATCTTGAGGACGTTTGCCTCAAAGTTCTTTTGCTGCTCTACCAGTGTACTCTCCTGGTTCCACAACTGACCGTTGCAGTAGATCTCAAACACATTAGGTTTGATACCACGACGCACAAGATAATCTTTACGACCAATAGAGAATTCAATCTCGGTCATCAAATCCTTTTCATTGATACTGTTCACAAGCATAGGCTTGTTGATCTTACGAAAAGGTTTGCCAAACAGAGAAAAGGTAAGAGCATCAAGGATGGTACTCTTACCTGCGCCATTGCTACCAATGATCAGATTTGTTTTTGCAGACTGTAAATCAACTTCACTAAACACATTACCCGTCGAAAGTAAATTCTTCCAGCGGATTTTTTTAAAAATAATCATTCTTCGGGATCGTCAGGTGGGATCAAAAAATCGTCTGGTGTAATAATTGAGAACTTATGTCCTCTCTCTTGACATGCTGTAATTATAACATGGTCATCTACCTCCACAATTTGCATGGGAGGATAATCTTCATCGTCTTCCAGCATCATGTGATAACGAACAGCGTCGTCTTCTTCCTCAAAGATAGGAATAACTCTGTCATCGGCATCGTCGAAAACAGAGTATACACCGTCTGGCTGGTCTTCTAAGGTTACGATGAACATGTCACACAACGTTACAGCTTTCAATATATAGAGATCTCATCAAACCTTTAAGGTCAGATTTGTCTACGGACATTTCTACTTCATCGATATACTCATTCAACAAAGTCAAAGTGTCTTTGGTAGAAACATCGATATCAGCAGTATCTTCTTCAACCAAGGTCTCTACAATTTTAACATCATGGACACCTACGTTGTAAAGACGATCAACCAATGTTTCAAACATTTGGTAGTCTCGCTTCTCTTCGACAACGAGCTTGATGTACTTGTCCTTATAACAAGACACATCTTGTTTGTTGTAGTCCACACTGGTGTCGTCATAGAAGATTTTGTCGAAGATTTCAAACGGGTTCTCGACAAACTTAAGTCGATCACTTTCAGTATCGTAGATATGGAATCCACGGCGGTCTTTATAATCATTCCAGTACATCTGATAGGGGTTGCCAAGATACTGGACGTTACTCTTCTTTGACTTGTGGTGGTAGTGTCCAGACCATACACGTTTAAAACGATGGAACAGTGTGTGATCCATACCATGATCCATGGTCATTCCAGGTGTAATCTCAAAACCAGATAGTTCAAGATGACCACAACAGATATCTGCTTCACTGGTTTCTAATCGACGCAACACATCTTCCTGGTTCTCTTTGTTGATCCAAGGAAGCATCAGGAATACTTTCTTACCCATCAACATTTCCGTTGGTTCAGAGTAGATCTTAATGTTTGGATATTGATCTAGTAGAAGCTCAGGTGAGTTGATGCGGTTGGTGTTCTTGTAATACGTGCAGTGATTGCCTAGCAGCATATGCACGTTGTATGGTTTCAGTCTCTCGAAATAATTCTCACGCACACGGTGAAAAGTATTAAAGTCCATAGACTTTCGATTATCAAATGTGTCGCCCAGATCAAAGACGACCTTGACACCCTCTTTCTCAAGCGTTGGAAAAAAGATTTCATCATAGAACTTTTGAAAATAATTCCAGAACGCTAGGTTTCCTTTGCGACCATCGAGGTGCTGGTCTGTAATGATTGCAATTTTCATTGAGGTTTGTGATCCTTCATACCGTCATGGTTACCGTCACCAGGCAGTTTGCCATGTGCTAGGTATTCTACAACTTGCAGAGATCCTTCAAGTCTGTTCAAAGCATATTGGATTTTGTTATACTCATCATAAGCTTCTTGAAGTTGTTGCTTCTGCTCGTTCAACTGTTTAGTTCGTTTTTGAAAACGTTCAATTAGTTGATCATAGTTTTCAGTCGGTTTCATAATTTACCTCCAACGATTCCGTCAAATGGTTTGGATGTGGTAGCGTTTGCCCAGTTAGTATTGATACCTTCCAAGTGGAATCTCGTTCCTGAAATACAAACTTCCCTCGTGAGTGCTGTGATGTACGGCGTACCATTCTTGCCATAGCTAGACCACGTTCCAAAGCGTTTTTGTTCGACACGGAATTCTCCCCAGGGTGTTTCAAACCATTCATGTTCAGCAATTTCAGGGTGTTCACTCATCGATTCATTCTTGTTTCAATATTTTCTTTAATGCTTCCCATGTCAGAATAAGAAGCGTTCATACCAGACATACTACCATCATATGTGTCAGTATGCATCACTTCATCATATCCAGAACGCTCTAGGATCTTTCCTTTGATCTCTAGTTGCTTTTTCTCTTTTTGGATGCGACGAAGGAAAGCGTAGTAGATGATTTGTGTGAAGTAGGCAAACGGGTTCTTTGATTTTTCAGGATCAAAGTTATCAATGTACTGCAAGCAGTTCTCAATACCGTCGCAGATCATGTCCTCACGGAACATGTAGTTGACAAAGTTAGGCTTGTATGACAAGTGAGTAGCAATCTTGAGAAAACATTCTCCCAAGTAGTTGGTAACACGAGGACGTGGTTTACCTAGTTCCTTTGCACGTAAAACTTTTTGCCGATACTCAGTGATGGCAGCAAGAAACTCTTTGTTGTTTACGTAATATTCTGTTTGTTTTCTTTTTGCCATTACTGTGTATGCCACGGTTTAACTCACATATCATGTATCAAGTATACCACTGTGTCATGAAATTGTCAAAGGGTCTTGACAGATCCTCAGAAACTCAGTAGAATAACTCTGTCAGGGTTCAAGAGAAGTAATAGCTTTTAGCTTCTTTTATAGATATCTTCTAAAGTTTTTTTCATCTCTTTTACTGAACCTACATAACCAGACGTTCTAGGTAACTTGTTCCCTCTTCCTGCTAGAGACTTTCCACTCTCTAGACGTAGGAGGGATTTTTCATAGAAATCTACAATCTCACCTTCAATCTCAACCATAGTAAGAATGTGATCACGCTTGATAACAAACATGGTATCGAATGTCGCGCTCACCCATTCTCTTAATGCAAAGCCTGAAACCTCTAATGATCCTTTTCTTTGCTTTGCATTCTCTACTTCTAGAGGTCTTTCTAAAATAATTTTATCTTCGTCAGGAAGATAGCAAACTTTGGATACAAGTTCTTCTCCTGACAATAGTTTTACTGTTGCATAGAATTCTTCTTCCATATTATCCAGCTCTAAGGTTTACTCTTATAACCTCATACTTAAA